CCAATAAACAATCTTCTCTGGTCCACACTCCAACCTAGTTCGGCTGAAGCTAATTGTGGTAAGTCTTGCTGTAGACCCCTACGGTGTTGTATTCTGCTTATTTGTGTAATTGCCATTTGAAAAACCTCTGGTATAGTATTCTTATATTTAGCTGGTTTTTACTTTCCAGTTCTGCTTAAGATAATGACTACGCTCAAGATTTTGCCCTACAGCATTTGGGCCCGAAAATCCACACATATTACATACTTTTTCGGGTGTATCTTGAACTGCAAACCATTGTTGCACTTCTTCATCAGTAGAATAAGCAGGTAATTTCTTGTAGTCATTAACATACGGAATCCAAGCAGGTTTATTATTGATATTAAAAGTAGTTAGCGAATGCTCTAGTACTCCCACTGGCGGGCATTTGTAAATATCCCCTTTGTACAATGTAACAAAGTATCTAGCTTGACAATGCTTATGATTTTCTGTGTAGTAAGTATCATTGTAATTGTAAACAGGCATCATTGTCTCCCCGTATCCGGTATAATGAGTACACCATGCTAGTTTATGCATTTCGCATATAACATAATTTAAGTTGCTGGCTTTACCTGGTTCCCATTCTAAGTTATACCAAAATTTTTCCCATGTATCGTCCCACAATACCCACTGCGACTGTTCCCATCCTGGTAACGTTTTCCTGTAATCAAATATCCGATCCTTAAGGATAACTGATTTTTCTTTAACTGTAGAAAGATATGGTTCGGCCCCGGTTTGTATACTAATCACTACACTTAAATCTACATCAGGATTAAACAATTCTTCTAAATTATCAATTAACTTATCTAAGTAATATCCGTTAGTATTAACTTTAATTTGAGGTTTTGTTCCCCATATACGGCGAACTGCTTTGGCCCAATTTACAAAATCCGGATGTAATAAAGGCTCTCCACCAAATAACGTAATTGAGTTTGGGTTTAACTTTTTAGCCCAAAATTCCATCCATTGAATACTTTCATCTAAGTCTACTAGACCTTTTATCTTTTTATGATTTGAATGAGTAAGACATCCAAAACAATCAAGATTACAGGATCGTATAATTGGTATGTCTAAATGTTTAAAATTAATTCGTTCCATTATGCTGTTAGATAGTAAAGTTCAACGCGGCGCATCCACTGGTCTGACCAGTATGCAAAATCTTTGGGTTCTAGAATAAACTCTTGATACTTTGGTGTTTCGTTTTCGTCTGCGGGTTTAGCACACATTAAAATAACGCCAGTATTTATGTTAGTACCATGTGTCTCGTTATGAGCTGCTGCATACGCGGCTAATTGTAAAAAGTAATCATCAACCCATTCACGCTTCTTAGGCTTATTAGTTTGTTTAAAATCCATGATAGCTGGCTGACCTTTCCAAACTCCCACACAGTCAGTAGTGCCTGCATATAGTCCGCTATAGTACAGCGGCACTTCGCAACCCCAGTATTCATCAACGTTACCCAATCCTTCTAGTATTACTTGTGCTGCCATAAACCACGACGGCTGTGCAAATGGATTACTAGGAAACTCTCCTATGTCATTGTTCTTAACATAACGTTCAAGATAGGTATGCATACGTGTGCCACGATTGGCTGCTTCTGTAGTAATCTGTTGAGCACGATCATGCCCAACACGATTGCGCCATTCTTGTAATGCTTGTTTTGCTTCTTGTGGCTTAGTCTTTTCTAGTATCGTTGTAACACTAGGAACACGACTACCATCAGGCAATGCGTAATGGCGTTTGCCCTCTACGCTTTCTCTAGCTAGAGGGGTATAGTCAAATTTTGGTATAATCATTTATAGTGCCAGTGTAAGAGAGTAGTTGCGGGATTGACTGCTGATAACTTTGCGTTAAAAGATTTTTTGTCATTGTCATCTAATAGATTATACAGTCTATCATTGAAATTTTCAAATTGTGTATTGGTTCTAATATCAAATTCTGCAGTATAGTTTAAAAACTCATCCCATAGCGCCGGATCATCAGCGCGGTGATTTAACTCGTCAATTGTTGTTTGAATAAAATAATGTAGATGCTGCATATGATCAGGATATTCAGATATAATTATGTGACTACTACATTCTTTAAGAATATCAATTAACATGGATCTATATTTTACAGGCAGTGCTTCAATATCCAAATGCTTAGTCTGCTCCACTAGATTTGTATGAAGAAAGAACATACAGTAGTCGTTTTCTTTACTCCAGTTATACCAAAAGTCTAAATAATCTTTAAGATAAAAAATATTGTTTAAACTGAACACCGGACTTAGTATTAAGTGTTTGTAGTTTGTGCTTCTTTTATTAAAGTTTTGAGTTAGCATAAGCGTTGCTAAATTATGTTCAATTTTGCTAAACTTAGCGGGCCATCTAACATAATGATAATTCTCACCAACACTGTCAATGCTGAGTATAAATTGAACCATTAGAAATTTACTGAATATTTCTAATAAATCTTTTTTTAATTCAACGTTTAACGAAGTAGTAATTCTAATATTAGTTTTACCTGCATAACCTTGATCTACTAACCAATTTAATATTTTTCTTCCACCTGCATGTATTAAGGGCTCACCGCCCATTAAATGTATATAAAATTGGGTATGGGAATTAAATTTGTCTGCAATAGTACTAGTGATAGTGTCCCAATAATCACTGATTTCAGTAATATCTTTTTCTAAGTAACTACTAGATGTATTCTTTGAAATTTTAGCATACGTTGAGCTTGATCCTTCGTTACAGCTTCTACAGGCTAAAGAACAAATATTACTCACTAAGACTTTTAATTCGTAAGCAGTAACCTCACGCTTTGTAGAAAAGTTAATTAATTCTTCTTCGTATTCTTTACTGAGTATTGTTCTTATTCTTTCAGATATGCCGTTATTTTTTTCTTCGTTAGCACACTTTCTACATTCCTCAGGTAACACGCCGCGATCCATAGATTGTTTAATATCAATGAAGGGATCAGCTGGTATAGGTGCCGAAACAATAGGAGACTCAAGGTTGCAACAACATGTAACTCTTACTTTTTGATAATAATCATCTGCAGATGTTAAATGATTAGGCAGTCGAATATCTATACTTTCGTACGGAGCAAAGCATAAACCGGGATTGTCTTTGGCCCATTGGATCTTGTACTTGCCTTCTAATAGAGGCTTATCAAGCATTTTATACCTTGAAACTTTCTCCACAACCGCAGCGGGCTGTTTCATTTGGATTAATAAATTCAAATCCTTCATTGAGTCCTTGCCTTTTGTAATCCATAGTAAGACCGTTTACGTAAGGCAAATCTTTACCGTTAACATAAACAGAGACTCCGTGGCTAGTATATTGCATCCAGTCACGAGTAATAGGTGGGGCATCAACATATTCTAATTTGTAAGCAAGACCTGAGCATCCAGTTGTACGTACACCAACTGTAATACCCACACCTCGGCCACGTTTCTCAATGTGCTTTAAAACTTTCTTTGCAGCTATTTCAGTTAACTGTATCATGTTTTGCCTTATAGTCTGCCAACGCGGCTTTGATAGCATCTTCTGCTAAAATAGAGCAGTGTATCTTAACAGGAGGGAGCGCAAGCTCTTCCGCAATCTGGGTATTCTTAATCTCGCCTGCCTCTTCGAGAGTTTTACCCTTAATCCATTCTGAAACAAGCGACGACGATGCAATCGCCGAGCCGCAACCATATGTTTTAAATTTCGCATCAGTAATGACACCCTCTTCTACTTTAATTTGAAGTTGTAGTACATCTCCGCAAGCAGGTGCACCAACTAATCCTGTACCAACACTGGGATCTGTTCGATCCATTTTACCAACGTTGCGAGGGTTTTCGTAATGATCTAAGACTTGACCTGAGTAAGCCATAATCGCACTCCTAAAGGATTATTATAAATTATTTAACTGCGTTTTGCAAGAGCTGATTTAGCCATTGAATTTACTGTATTCTCTGGAGCAGTGCGCGGAGCATTTTCATCTCCTACGGCTGCTATTTCTGAATCATCAGCAAATGGTTGGAGATACACATACTTGACTCCGGTAGAGTCATCTTTAATGTCTTTAACTAATGCTTTGATATTTTCATTGTCGCTGTATGCGTCAAGAAGATTTTCTAATGTGAATTGTTGTTCACCGGTTTTTTGTACTAAGTTGATTAAGCTATCAGCACGTACACGAGGTTGTACGTGTGTATCATGTGCTCTATTACGCAAGAACTCTAACGTGGTGATTAGGTTAGCATCACCACGTCCATCAGCTTCATCTTCTAGCATATCGTCAATGTGATCTTCGACGATGATATCGCGTATACGCATTAACGCTTCTCTCTACCCAGTGATTCGGCGCCGCCTGCTGCTGCATCTGTTGCAGAAAATTCATCAGCATCAAGGTCACTGCCCATGTCAGCTGCTAATCCCATGTCACCACCCATATCACCACCGCCCATACCACCTGGTGCCGGCATACCGCCGCCTGCGCCGCCCATAGCCATTGGCTGAGCAACTTGTTCCCCGGCTAATGCACGGGCTGCTTGGTCTGCACTTTCACGTGCTGAACCTAGCTGGTCAACCATGTTAGCTAGTAATGAACCAACGCTGGCTTTAAATGCATCAGCTTGTTCCATGCCAATTTGGTCACGGATAGTGTCTAGTAGTGCAGGCATCTGCTCATTTTGCATTTTGCTTACATCTTCTAGCATGTCCTGAATACTGTCAACCATGTCCTTGGCAGCAAGAATGGCTTGGCTCTTGCCCATTTCGCTTTCCATAATAAGCTGTTGCTTATTCTCTACCATCCAGCGATGTAGCCCTTCACGTATCATTAAAAGTTCCATGTATTTTGGATTCTTTTCTGCTACGTGTACGCCATGACTGCTTTTGATCTGATTCAGACTTTCTGTTAGTCCACGGGCTAATTTATAGGCTTTTGGAAAGTCTAAATTAGCATAATCAATCTTAATACCAAAGCGGCTTTCCATCACTTTATTAATTTTTTTAGCGGAAGGCTTTACGCCCATTTCTGTTAATCTCATAGTGGTTGTTTCCCAAAGTTTAAGTATTTAGCCGAATTTAAACTTTTTTTCAAAATATTCAAAAGCTGTCGGCGTTGTATTTTAGCATCTATACATCTATTTAACACCACTGCAGATTTAACTAAATCTTGGGTTTTTGATAGTGTGTATTCGTATTGTGCAATATCTAAATCTAGTCGCCCTAGTTTAGTGTCTAAATCTAATAGAGTTTGTGCCGCTTCGTATTTTTGTCGTACTTCAGTAATACAGTAAATTATAGCACTTGATTTTGATGTAAAATCGTGTACGTGTCGCCCATCCATTTTTTCTACAGTCCAGCAAGCAGGATGCGCTCCGTTGATACGAAATTGCCCAACAAAAAACCCGTGACTTCCAACAGGGATAACCACGGGTTGTGTTCTAAATTGTTTGAGTTCTTGTTCTGTCCAGTTTTTTATGTATTTGGTGCCAAAGTCAGCGAATGCATTTTGAGCTTGCTCAAGTTCAAATTTTCTTTTTGTAGTAGATTTTGCCTTCTTCATTTCTTCTTAGCAGTACGTCTTTATTAACTAGGTGGTTTGCAACTACCGTTTGTCTATGATCAAATTCTTCTTTTGCAATAGTTGCACGATCATGAAATTGTCCCAATACGTCTGCTTCTTCGTTTGTTAATGGTACATGTACTTTATTTAAGAGTTCTACAATCTTCATTATTATTTCATTATAAAATGAATCAGTACTGTAATTAAGCCTGTTAGCAATGCTGCGCCAAATGCTGTGCCTATAGAAATCAACTGCCCACTGCTTTTACTTGAAGCATCAGCTGCTGACTCTGAAAGTTTCGTTCGTATTACGATGATGTGTTCTTCCATCGTGCTCATACGAGTTTCTAATTTGTCTAATTTATCTTCCAAGCTTCGGTATCTTTCGGCACATAAGTCCACGTGCGCTCCGAGGCTGGTTCTTTCGCTCTCTGCCATTTTGTTTCCGTTTCGTTAAAGAAAGAGGGTTCTGTGTTGTTGCCTATAAAATGTGCCATAAGAGTTGCCTAAAAGTGCCAATGAATCAAATAGTATTTAAGTGTATTCTGCCAGGTTTAAAGTATATGTTTTTAATTGCACCATAAGGATAGAAAATTGGTAGCATGAATCGTGCAGTTTCTTCGAGTCCGCAAATAACAGGAACTTGGGCAAAGTCTTTATCTAAGCCACCAACTGGATCATTGTTGTGTAAAAATACATCTTCGTATTCAACTCCAAAACAGAATATCCAGACTTTATGCTTTCCATAATACATCTCACCAAATCCGCTGTATTGGTCCACTTCAAACTCTTTAACTACGGGTCCTTCAATTAACTGTGGCTGTGCTCTCAGTCCAATTACTTGCAATACTGTTTCCCAATTGCGTTGTTGATTGCGCTCAAGCTCTGTTTCGTTGGTATGTCTGACTACTCCTGTAGCAGTAATATCAACTAAGGTAACTCCAGTGAAGAATTTCATATAGATATTTATAGCCAATAAAAAAGCAGACCAAAGTCTGCTTTTCTACTTTTAACTTAGTTAAAATTAAGCTACTGTGAAGCTTGTACCGTCAGTTACGTCTGTGCCACGAACGTCAACACCGTTAGCACCAACTGTTGCACCCAAAGCACGAATTGATGCTTGGATAACACTTGCTGCTGGTGCGTTAACACCGTCAGTAATTACATAAATTAAACCAGTATTAGCAGCTGGTGACGAGTAAGCTAAAATGCCTTGTGGGAACTGAAGCATAATGATTTCAAACAGTTCATTAACTGCATCATCTTCTGACTGTAGATCGATGTTGCTGTTGCTGTTATCTTGCACCTGAACTTTGTAAAACTTTAAACTGTTACCAACTTGTGCACCGCTAGTACCATTTAGAACACCAACTGCACCTGTATACGCATATCCTGCGCTGCGAGTTACTCCGATTGCCATTTTATTTCTCCTTAAATGTTTGCGTTACCGCATGTTAATATTTATCCAAGTCATAAAAAAAGCAGACCAAAGTCTGCTTTCTTATATTGCTGTTAACAATTAGGCTAGTTTGATACCGCCGGTGCTAGTTACCGCTGCACTTGAGCAGTTGACTGTGCTGTATGCACCAATGTTGCTACCCAATGCTTGGATAACGCTTTGCATTGAAGCGTCGCTATCCCAACCACTACGCTCAACAATAACGCTCAATTGCGCTGTTGAACCCGAGCTATCAACTTGATAAGCTAGGATTGATGCGTTAGAGCTGATAGCTTTTAATAGCGTTTCAACTGCACCAACTCTGTCAGCACCTGGCTCTTTTAGTTCTGCTGCTAAGTTAGCAGTAACACCAAAAGTAGTTAGTTTGTATGCTGTGATTGGGCTTGCAATACCTGTGTTGATGATTTTTGCATTTGCGTAGAACTGACCTGTACCTACGTTGTTTACACCGGCCGAACTGCCGTGTACTTTAGTTACTCCGATTGACATTTTATTTCTCCTAAATTAGTTGCGTTTCCGCATGTAGATATTTATACCAGTTAACCATTTTTTGCAAAATTAGCGGCAGAAAATACTTCACGGTCTACTATTTTTACTAGGCCAGTGGGTGTAGGAAATACAAATCCTTCGCCAGCTGGCTGTCCATTTACATACTCTTCTAGTCCTTGTACCTGCGGTGCCAGTTGTTTTGCTAAATTCTGTTTGAATGCATATATGCTATTCCATATAGCTTTTAAGCCTACATAACCTGCACTTTCCACAATTTGTCCGTTGGTGTCTTGTGCAAATAAACTACCCGTATGATCATCACCGGCTAGGGCTTGGTATTGCTTACCGCTGACATTTGCTGCTAGCCAATCATGTAATGCTTCTCTAGTCTGTCCTGTGATAAATTTATTAAAGTATGTTTTAATTCTATCTCTTGCACTCTGCGGAACGGTACTTAATAACTGATCAACTGCCGCACCGTATTTTTTAAGGGCTGCATCTGCTGCTCGTTCTTGCGGTACCGGAGTTTTTAATACAAATCTATTTCCTGCGGTTGGGCTTATAATTGCAACACCGCCAGGTACAGTTGCTAGGCCTTTACCATTCCATTGCACTGGAGTGGCACCACGCTCGGAATAGTATTGATGTACTACAACACCACCTGACGTTCCGGTTATTTGTTTACCTAACGGACTGCTAATCGGAATCCGATATTCTACCAAGTTAGGACGAAATACAAATTTACCTTGTACAGGTTGTAATTGACCAGCATACAATAAATCGCCCCAATAAAATCCTGGTCCTTGTACTGCTGCGTTTAATCCTGGCCATATAATTTCTAATAGGTCGTATAAACTACCACGTAGATTGCCAGATGCTTTGTTAGCATCGTAGGTCTTCCAATCTTCTACACTCTTGGCCAATGCCCCTGCATCCCACATGTACTTGTCCATTACAGCCAATTGACCATCTTTGTCACGACCAAATATCAATGCTGGCTTGCCGTCCCACTTAATTGTTAGATTAGTAGGATTGGCAATCACTGCTTTAAGACCTGCTACCTGTTGTGCTGCGGCAGCACTACCTTGAAAGATAGCATCTTCGGGGTGTGGTGTACGAGGATCTGCTGCCTCAGTAAGCATGTTGATAAAATCTATAATCATTGAAACTTATCGCTGTATGTTCTGAACCATGCTGCAGTACCAGGAGTAGGTGCTGCTTCAGGTAATTGTATGTCACTGTGTGCCAGTGTTTCTCGTGCCGCAGCTACCAGCTGATCATAGTTAGGACGTTTACTGATAGCACCAATGATGTCATCGGCTGAGTTTAATTTAGCAACCGGGATTCCGGTAACCTTGCTTAGTGTAGCCGGACTCTTGCCATTTTCTATAGTGGTATTTGTTACTCTATCTACCAGGCCGTTTTTATAACTCCACTTGAGCCCAGGATGCAATGCAGTTACTATGCTGGCCAATATAATATGACGACTCATGCCAGTTAGTTTACTGCCTTCGGCTGATCCGCTCATGCTAAATGATTGCCAGTCGGGTTCTCCAAACATCAAGTCAGCTTGCACAAAGCCCTTGTTGGGATCTCCAGCAATAGGTGCTTTAACGTGTACACTATCACCAGATTTTTTAATGCTGTTTTTATCTACGCCGTTAGCCAGTAAAGATTGAACCAATGTATCTTTATCCAATTTAGATTCGTCAACAGATAAATCTAAATCGCCTGAGCTTGATTTGCGCCCAGTTGTACCCAACCATGTTGACTCAGGAAATGCCACTCCGCTAGCACGTTCTATCCATGCAACTGTTGCAGGTATATCTTCACGATTAATACGTTGTGTTAGTGGTTCCTTGTTGGCCCCTTTAAATACGTTCCCGCCCTCATTAACTACCATCTTTGAATCTCCTTACACCTCGATTAAATTTTGCAGGATCCTGTGCTCTAATACTATTCAATAGTCTACGCTCAAGCTCGGCTGCTTGCTCGGGATTGTAGTTTTCCTTGATATAATTAATCAAATTAATAGCGCCTGAGATAACATGACCAGCGCGACTTTCCACAAGATTTTCCCTGTCTTTTACAACAGGCATGTGTGCTAGCTCATCAAGAATACTTCGTGTCTTTTTTTGCAAAATTTACTCCAGTACTAACTATTTATTTGCATCGGCCCAAATGGCATAAAGGCTATAACGATGGTAATCTTCAGGGGATTTCCCATCATAAAAATGTTGAATATGTTGTCTATTATCCATTAGATAACCGTGATTAGTTTTATAGGGTATTTTAAATACTGTATCAAGCTGGAATCTTGTGCCCAGATCCATGTTGTTATCATTTAAATAAATTTGTACAGATACATCAATTACCGGATTATCTATATGAAGCGGGACTTGATACGAGTGTTCATCTTTCCAGATAGATAATCCTAAAAACTTATTCTGTCGAGAAAAGCATTGATTAATATAATCAGTTAACCCTTCAAGTACCATGTGTGTTTCTTCAATAACAGAATCTGATATCCAATTTATTTTTTTTCTATCATAATGATATCCATCTCCATCATGATGTTCTTGAATACCCCATACTATATTTTCATCAAAAATATAAGTTTGCAACTTTGCCAATAATTCAGAGTCTAGTAGATCTAATACGTATAATAATCCCGGACAAATAGTCTTGCTGGACTCTAAACTATCAATTGCATACTGTGTACTTCTGTCAATTAGGGCAAAGTCTAACGCCATAGCTGTCTTTCAGGGAAATAATCATTTCTGTGCCCGTCCCTGTCTAGATCGCAGGTTAAACAATGAATTCCGTTATCCCAAAAATAATGATGCCTAAACGGAATAACGTGCGGAGTTATGTTATACTTTTCTAAAATTTTAAATATTCTAGTATCTTCTTCACAGCATATTAAATTATGCTCGTCAATCATTAAGGCATTAACTCCAATGGTAGTTTCTTCAATGTTTCCTACACAGAAATCCATGTATGCATTAACAAAATTAGTAAAATCATCGTTATATTCTTCGCCTGGCACCCACCAACGACCTGCATTTTTTTCTTTTAAATGATTATATAAATGATCTTTTTTACTTGCGGGTTGATTAACTGATATCACTTCCCAACCCGGAAATAATTTTTCAAAATTAATTTTATCTATATAATCATATCTACACAATATTAATCCTTCTTTGACAGGACAGAAAACACCATCTAAGTGCCCATCAGTTTCCACGACGTGGCATCTATAGTCCGGGAATTCTTGTTGCATGTTTAATAAAAGCAAGTTTGTATCTTGTCCTGGCCAAGTACCAAAATATAAATCTACACCTACACGGCAAACCATTGCGGAATTAATCTCTTTGTCTAATACTAGTTGTGTATTATTTTCTTCTACTAGATCCACAATTGGTTTTAACCCAGCATAATCAAATCCGTAAATGTCAAAAATTGATTGTATATTATGCTTCATTTCAAGGTCCATTTTAACTACCTTGTGTAATACATCAAACTCGGACTGCGTCTGAGGAGGGTCCGTTGGATAGAAGTGATTACGAATATGATTCCATTTTCTATTCCTAATAGGATTAGGTGCATAAAACTTTTCCCCTATCATTGCAAAATGATCCCTTGGAGATAAAGGGGGAGGTAATAGTTTCTCGCCTAATAATGCGCCGGGCTGAATCTCTGTGCGAATGACTTCAACTTCTTTAGATTGTAAAAAATTTATTAATAGTTGAAAATCTTCTTCAGTCTCGGCGGAAATTTTTTCCATCACAGAACGTACTTGAATATTGTCAACAAATGAATAAAATTCAGGTGGATATATGCTGCCAACTGCACAGACACGTAATGGATCCCAGTGTTGATTAACAGAATATGTCACGTTAGTAAATGCCCAATACCATTAGGATAGTCATTACCGGGTATTCGTGCTACATGTAATAGTTTAGTTTTAACTAAATTGTAGTTATCACACAATTGATCGTATTGCGTTCCGTAAGTATCCCATACGTAATCTCGAGGTATATTGTTTAACATGTATGCACCACACGATATTGTACCGTTGTTTACATCACCATAGTAATGATTAAAGATAGTTACCGAATCCATTGTTCTTTGTTTAGACCAGCGTAGTCCAATTCTATTCCATTGCATGTTGTACTTGCTCATGCTCATTGCAAAAGATTTAATGTTAGGATGACTTAGATCTATCTCTATATCTTTGGCTGTTATTATCCAGGCCATGTCAATGTGAATATCAATATTCTTTTGTTCACATTCCGCTAATACTGCGTCCCACTCGGGCCTTAGGTCTGAATATTTCCAATTTGGTAAAGATACTAGTAACGGAATATTGGGTGCTAAGTTTCCTACTTCAACTCCAAACTTACCCATTAATCCGTAGTAGGCATAATCTTCAGGTAAAATCTGAAACCCATCCCACCCATACTTTAAGACAACGGATTCAATATAATGAGTACAACCTAATATAATGTCTGCACAAGGAAACTGATCCCACCCATGTAAATTGTTAATGCGTGTGCTTTTAAACCATTCGTTGGCCATTGGTATGAAGTCATTGTTACTAACTATACTCTGTGATTTACTATACCAATTTGTTTTTAATTCCTGCATGTGTGCATCTATAACAGGAGTTAATTTTTCATTTAATTGTATACCGTTATAGTCAATCATTGTGGTCCTCCGCCCATCCAACTCATAATAAAAATATAAACCGGGCTAGTAAAATCTAAGTACCAAATTCCGTTATGCCCAAACGTAGTGACTCCTATTGCTTCTTCTTCTAATAGATTACCTGCAGCACGTTGTTCAGATGCCCAGGGCTCTGGATATTCGGCTTTGTTAATACTTTGAGACCAGACAATATTTCGTATATCAATTCCGTCAATTTTAAGTTTTTCCAATGTCAGGACCTGATCTAACTGTTGACCATTGGGCAATTTTTTACATTGGGCGTCATCTTTACCGGATCTAGTTAATGTTAGTCTGTGTGGAGTGTCAAAGTCGCAAGTATGTGTAAATTTTATAACATGTGTCCCTTTTGAAATTGTGTCGTTGAAATATTCTGTATCATTGACAGCAATTTTTGCCACTGGAGGTTTATTCCAATATTCAGATAATAAATGAAATTCAAACTCTATTGTTTCTTGGGTCATTCTGTTTTAGTTTTTAAACTGGCCAACATCTGTTTCAATTTGTTACTGTCAACATTTGCTTGTACTTTGTTTTCAATATTAAAACCTTCTTTGGGTTTAGCGGCAATCATTGGTGTAACTGTACTAGAACTCTTGATTTGATCCATAATGCCTCGACCAGACTGATGTCCAAAACCGCCATTCTCTGACTGTGCATCTTCGCCGGGATCTGTAATACGTAGACTTTCCATATTAAACTCTAAGTCTACTTTAGTACCCACACCACTACTTGAACGTGTTTTCATTAACTGTATTTGATAACGTCCGCGCTCTTTCATTGCACGACTTGTAAAAATACCAAACACATTATCTGCTGTGTTAATTTTACTTATACCACCGGAAATATGACTATGGTCAAATTCAATTTCTTCAACTGCCGCACGGTTCAACTGACTTGCAGTTACAACAATAGCCTGTGTCTCCATTGCCAAGTTACGCAATTCTTCCGACACATACTTGTCCTTAACAAACAGGTCACTTGGACTAACTTTAACACTCATGGGC